ATGGATTTTTACACAAATGTTGTTCGGACTAGAGACAAGATTCTAGTCACTGGTTATCAAGGAAAGAAAAAAGTCAAACTTCAGGTCGGATACAGACCTAATCATTACATCCCATCAAAGAAAGGTGAAACACCTTATCGTGCATTAGACGGAAGACCACTAGAGGTTGTCAACCTCAACTCTATGGGTGGTGCAAGAAAGTTCAGAGAAAAGTATGCAGGTGTAGAAGGATTTGAAATCCACGGATACGACAGATATATTTACACTTACATTGCAGATAAATTTCAAGGTGACATTCAGTTTGATACTTCCCTAATTAGAACTGCAACACTTGACATTGAGTGTGAGTGTGAAGGTGGTTTCCCTGACCCAATGATTGCAGGAGAGAGAGTCAATGCAATCACAATCAAACCATTCGGTAAAGATGCACATGTCTTTGGTATTGGAGAATGGGAACACAACAGAACAGATATTGTTTATCACAACTGTATGGACGAGGCAGTCCTTCTTACAGAATTCATGAAGTATTGGAGACAAGAACAGTTTGACATTATCACTGGTTGGAATGTTGACTCTTTTGATATGACCTATCTTTGTAATCGTGTTGATAGATTATTTGGAGAAGGTGAACATAAGAAGTTCTCTCCATGGAATATGTCTGATGTCAGAGAATACACTTCCCAAGGTTATCAAAGAAACATGACTTACACTTTGTATGGTATCAACATTGTTGATTACCTTGACCTGTATCGTAAACATACATTCGTCAATCAAGAGTCATACAGACTTGACCACATTTCAAATGTAGAACTAGGAACTGGTAAGATTGATTACTCAGAATATGGTTCACTTCATACACTATACCGACAAGACTATCCTAAGTTTCTAGAATATAATCTCAAAGATGCAGTCCTAGTTGAACAACTAGAAGAGAAACTTGGTCTTCTAGAATTGACTCAGGTTATGTCTTACAATGCAAAGTGTAATTACACTGACACTTTTGGAATGGTAAAGTATTGGGAAACTATTATTTACAACTTCCTCAAAGAACAAAAGATTCAAACACCACCTCAAAGATTGAAGACTGGTAATGATAAGATGAAACCAATCGTTGGTGCATATGTGAAGGAACCAATAGTTGGTGGTCATAATTGGGTTATGTCATTTGACTTGAACTCACTGTATCCACACTTGATTATGCAGTTCAACATTTCACCTGAGAAAATGATTAAGGGTAAAAGACTAGATGTCAATGTTGAAAGAATGTTAAACAAAGAAACTGATTTATCATATGTTCATCAAACTAATAACACTGTATGTCCAAATGGTGTTATGTTTTCAAGAAACAAACAAGGTTTCCTACCTGAACTCATGGAGAAGTTTTACGATGAGAGAAAGGAATGGAAGAAGAAGATGATTGAATATCAGAAAGAACGAGAGGATTGCAAAGATACAAAACGAAGAAAGGAACTTGATACACTAATCAAAAGAGCATACAACAATCAACAGGTCAGAAAGATTGCACTGAACTCTGCATATGGAGCTCTTGCAAATCAATACTTTGCATTCTTTTCTATTGACCTTGCAGAAGCAATCACGACTTCAGGTCAATTAGTTATCAAGTGGGCAGAGAAAACCATCAATGAATATCTAAACTCTGTTCTAAAAACAGAAGACAAAGATTATGTGGTTGCAATGGATACTGATTCAGTTTACATTACTATGGATGAAATGGTCAAACAAATATTCCCTGAGGATACACCAAAGGATAAGATTATTGATTTCCTTAGAAAGTCTGAAGGACAGATTGAACAAGTTCTTGCAGATGGTTTCAAAGACCTTGCACAATACACCAATGCATTCCAACAGAAAATGCAGATGGGTCGTGAGGTGATTGCAGACAGAGGTATTTGGACTGCAAAGAAAAGATACATTTTAAATGTTCATGACAACGAAGGTGTCAGACTTGCAGAACCAAAACTCAAGATGATGGGTATTGAAACTGCAAAGTCATCAACACCACAGTGGGTTCGTAAAAAACTTGCAGATGCACTCAAGGTTGTTATGCAGGGAACAGAACAAGAGTTGTGGGAGTTCGTAGAAACTGCACGAAAAGAATTCAGGAATCTTCCACCTGAGGAAGTTGCATTCCCAAGAGGTTGTAAAAACCTAGTGCAATATGCAGACTCAACATCTATCTATTCCAAAGGAACTCCTATCCATGTCAGAGGTTCATTACTATACAATCATTTGTTAAAATCCAAGAACCTTGACATGCGATATGAGAATATCAAAAACGGAGAGAAGATACACTTCACTTATTTGTCACTTCCAAATCCAATCAATGAGAATGTTATTTCATTCATCAATGTTCTTCCAAAAGAATTTGATTTGAGAAGGTTCGTAGATTATGATATGCAATTTGAAAAGTCATTCGTTGACCCACTCAAAGTTATTATCACCAAACTAAACTGGAATGTAGAACCAGTTGCATCATTAAATGACTTCTTCGGATAGAGTAGAAGAACTCTTCAAGTATTGGAGAGAGAAAGGTTATCCTCATTATGACAGATATGAGTATGATGCATTTGATGAACTTGATAAAATAATTCAATACGATACAAGAGAACTTATAGATGGAGACAACATTGTTCAAACAATGCATGGTCTTGGATTCTTATGGACTTTTCATCCTCACTGGGTTGAGGTCAACAACATTCTAGAGTTATGGGATGATGATGATAAACTAAGAGAGTTGTGTAGAAAGACAATTGAATATTGTGACAAACATGAAGATGGAAAAGTAAGTGTCAATAGAATCAGACAAAACTCAAAAGTCTATCTTGCAAAACAATCAGTATCAAACTTCAGACCAACAGCTGCAAAATACATATACAACACTTATGGAAATAAAGGTGTAGTGTATGACCCATGTGCAGGATGGGGTGGAAGATTGTTTGGATTCCTTGCATCTAATTGTAAAAAATATATCGGAGTTGAACCATCAACAAAATCATTCCAAGGTTTACAAGAATTAAATGACACTTATAATAAAGGAATACTATTTGACACTTTCAAAGATGTTGAACTTAGAAATGTTTGTGCAGAAGATTGGATACCACATGAGTTAGTAGACTTAGTGTTTACTTCACCACCTTATTTTGATTGTGAAAAGTATTCAGATGAACCAACTCAATCTTATCTTAGACATCCAACAAAAGAACAATGGACTGAAGGATTCCTTAGAGAATTGATTGCAGGTTCACACTTAGTGTTAAAAAAGAATGGATATCTTGCAATCAATATTGCAAACACAACAAACCATGATTGGATTGAAAGAGAGTTTCGTAATCTAACAGATGAGTTTGGTTTTAAACCAATCAGAATACTAAATCTAGTATTGTCATCAATTGCAGGTAAAGGAATAAAAACAGAACCCGTATTCATATTGCAAAAAGTGTAAGTATAAATAATAATATGGCATATAGTAAACAAGTAATAGAAAGATTTGAAGGTGTTTTAAATAGTCCTGAACAATTTTCAGTAGGAAGATTTGACCCTAATGACCCAAATGTTGCAACAGGTATGACTGGTGCTCCTGCATGTGGTGATGTCATGAAATTACAACTTAAATTAAATCCTGATACAGATGTTATAGAGGATGTAAAATTTAAGACATATGGTTGTGGTTCTGCGATCGCAAGTTCAACCATGTTCGTAGAAATGTTAAAAGGACTTACAGTAGAAGAAGCAAAACTTATCAAAGATAAAGATATTGCAAAAGCTCTAGAATTACCACCCATAAAATTACACTGTAGTGTTCTTGCAGAAGATAGTATAAAAAGAGCAATACAAGATTGGGAGAATAAACACAATGTATGAGTATAAAGTTTCAGTAGTCAAAGTAGTAGATGGTGACACTATTGATGTAGATATAGATTTAGGATTCGGAATGGTCTATAAAAAACAAAGAGTTAGAATGAAAGGTATTGACACGCCAGAATCTAGAACTAGAGATTTAGTAGAAAAGAAATTTGGTAAAGCATCCAAAAAACATTTAAAGAAATTATTAGAAAGTGCAGATTACATTTCATTAGTCTCACATGATAAAGGTAAGTTCGGTAGAATATTAGGTGATATATTTTTACACAATGCAGATGGACACCCAGTGTTCGGAACAAAAGTTTTAGTAAATCAACAAATGATTTATGACCATCATGCAGTCGTTTATGATGGACAATCAAAAGATGATATTGCAAAGAATCATCTTAGAAATAGAGAAATTCTAATTGAGAAGGGTGAGGTTGTCCTAGATGATTGATATCACTTGGTTAGATTGTGTTTACATCGCATGTATCGGATTAATCATCGGTGCATTGTTAGTCATTGAGTCTCAAATTAAAGAACTCAAGACTATGATGGAAGAACATATTAAATGTCAAGATTCTTTTAAAATAAAGAAATCCTAAAAAGTCCCTTACACAAATTGAAGATATCCAGTATAATGGATATACATTATGGAGAAGTGTTATGTCAATTATTAAAGATTTAATCAAATCCAGTGGAAATGAATATGCATCCATCGTATCTGATGGAGTATCTGCTGGTGATGTTGACTCATTCATAGATAGTGGTTCATACATCTTTAATGCATTACTAAGTGGTTCACTTTATGGTGGACTTCCTAAAAACAAAATAACTGCAATTGCAGGTGAATCTGCAACAGGTAAAACATTCTTTGCACTTGGAATGTGTAAACAGTTCTTAGAGGACAATCCTGATTCTGCAGTAATATATTTTGAATCAGAAAGTGCGATATCAAAAGAAATGATTGAGTCAAGAGGAATAGACTCCTCAAGATTTGTCATTGTCCCTGTTGTGACTGTTCAAGAATTTAGAACACAGTCCATCAATATCCTAGATAGGTATCTTGAAACCCCTGAGGACGATAGACCACCTATGATGTTTTGTCTTGATTCACTTGGTATGTTATCAACAACCAAGGAGATTGAAGATACTGCAGACGGAAAAGAAACAAGAGATATGACGAGAGCACAGATTGTAAAAGGTGCATTCAGAGTATTGACCTTGAAACTTGGTCGTGCAGGAGTTCCAATGATTGTGACTAATCACACTTATGATGTGATTGGTTCTATGTTCCCTCAAAAAGAAATGGGTGGTGGTTCAGGTTTGAAATATGCAGCCTCATCAATCATCTATCTTTCAAAGAAGAAAGAAAAAGACGGAACAGAAGTTATTGGTAATATCATTCATTGTAAGAATGCAAAGAGTAGATTGACAGTTGAGAATAGAATTGTTGATGTCAGATTGACATACGACAAAGGTCTTGACAGATATTATGGTCTACTAGACCTTGCACTTGCATTTGGAGTGTTTGAAAAATCATCTACAAGGGTTAAACTACCAAATGGTAAAACAGAGTTTGGTAAAACAATTAATAACAACCCTGAGAAGTATTTCACACCTGAAGTAATGGAACAATTAGAAACAGTAGTAAATGGATATTTTAAGTATGGAGAAGAGACTAGAACAGACAATTCTGAAGAATCTGATACAGAGTGAAGAGTTTGCACGGAAAGTAATTCCTTTTCTTAAATCAGAGTATTTCACAGAAGTAGACGAGAAGACTGTCTTTGCAGAAGTCAAAGATTATTTTGACAAGTATACAAAGAACCCTACAACCGAAGCACTTCTCATTAACCTTGACAACTCAACCACCCTTACGGATAATGTTGTTCAAAGTTCAAAAAGGTTAGTAGGACAACTTCATGATGATAGTGAAGAGACACCACAATCGTGGTTAGTTGAGGAAACAGAGAAATGGTGTAAAGATAGAGCAATCTATATTGCAGTCATGAACTCAATAGATGTCCTTGACAATAAGTCACAAAGGTCTACTGGTGAAATACCTGAATTATTAAAGGATGCACTTTCCGTGTCTTTTGATACTCACATTGGTCACGATGTATTAGAAGACTCAGATGAAAGATTTGAATTTTATCATACGGAAGAAGAGAAGATTCCGTTTGACCTAGAAT